TCGCAATAGTCGCAGTTGCCACGATCGTGTCGCTCGCCTGTGTGATCGATGCCGTGCCCGAAGGCATCAGCAATTCCACCTGATACATCACCCAGTTATCCCATGCGCCCGTCACCGAGATATCGCCTGAAGCGCTGCCCGATGTCGCCACGGTCTTGCTGCCGTTCGCATCGCGCGTGGAACTGGTCGCCGAACCGCCGTCTTGATCTTCTGTCCAGCCGCTCGGAGTGGCCAGCGCAGTATTAGCCGCCGCCATGTCGATGTAAATCACAAATGAATCGTCGCGCGTGGTGGTGATGCCTGTGCAGCTGTGTGCAGATGTGCTGCCAGAGTTTGAATTGATCGCCCCGATCGGCGAAGGCGCGGTCCCGCTGAACTGGTGCATGTGCACCTGCGCCGCGGCTGAATTCGTCCACGTGAAAGTGCATGAACCCTCGCCGCCGTCCACAATGCGCCAGGCGAGAATGGCGGTAAAGCTCGTGCCGATCTTGATCTGCGAACCGAACTGTGCCCAGCCGCTTCCCGAAATGGATACATCATCGCCGTTCTTGACACAGCAAGTGGCGATCAATATATTCCCATTCACCAGGGATGCAGGCACGGCACAGTTGCGCGAAGTCGCGCCTGCGGTCGCGTTTCTTGAGCCCGAGTTTACATACGCGCCAGCCATGTCTTATGCGTTTCCAGCCGTGATCGTAAATCCTGTCACCGTGAACACCTGCCCTGCAGTGAAGCTGGTGCTGTCCACGGTCATGTCGCCGCCGCCGCCCGTCGCTGTGACGGTTCCCTGCGCGTGGCATGTGGTCCCGTCTGAAGCATACAGCCTCCAATGCGCCGCCGTGCCTGTCGCATCTGCGCTCGAATCTTCCCAAGTGCCTGTCTTGGCCTTGGCTCCCGAAGAAGCCGCCGACATCCAGTCAGATGGCAAAGTCAGCGAAGCCAGCACCGTGCCCGAATCAGCCGTGGCGCAATTCGCAGGCGCGGACCCTGATCGGATCTTCAAAACTGCCGCCGTGCCGACCGCCGTTTCAATGGCGTCAAGCTGTGCATTTCGTACTGCGGTTGAATATTGCAAAGTCATGTTTCAGTTCTCCTTATACCTTTTTGATAATGTTGGGGCTGATATCAACATCCAGTTCATCCGCTGTGTTGGCAAAGCCGACAACGCGCACAGCGTTTCCCGTTCCGCTTGGAGGTGTTGCAGTAATCTCTCCAGCAGTTGTCGAAACATACATCACGTCACCTACGGTCATGGTCGGGAATACAGCATCAGCGCGGATTTTCCCGCTCCGCAGAATCTTTGTCGCGCTTGTGTCACCCGCCGCCGCAAGAATGCAGAACCCGAGCTTGCCCTTTGCAGTGGTAACAGCGTCCGCATCTGCCTTGACCCACTTGCTGGAGCTGTTGTATCGGCATAAATTACCAAATGACAAAGCCTCTCCCGCAGTTCCATCCTCCCCTTTGACCGCACAGTATTTACCGTCAGCTGATAGTGCGTCATCCATTGTGAGTGCAAAATTTTCAGGAAGGTCTACACCGAAAAGCAGTGTCAACATCGCCGCATAATCAGCCGCCGTCACCAGGCTCTGACCGTTGGCACTCGCACCCGCAAGCGTGGTCAGCACAGAGTTATAGGCTTGCACATTGGTGCCGATGGCCAGCCCCGCATTGGAGCGGAACGTCGCCACATCTGCACTCGCCAACAGCGTGCGGATCGCCGAAACGATGGTCAATAACCCCGCTGTGCCGCTGCCCGTGAAATACGGAAAACTATCTGCCGCGCTCGTCAGTCCAGCCAGTGCCGCAAGCTCTGCGTCATAGGCTTGCACGTTCGTTCCAATGGCCAGCCCCGCATTCGAGCGGAAGGTTGCCACGTCTGCACTCGCCAACAGCGTGCGGATCGCCGAAACGATGGTCAATAACCCCGCTGTGCCGCTGCCTGTGAAATATGGAAAACTATCTGCCGCACTCGTCAGCCCAGCCAGAGCCGCAAGCTCTGCATCATAGGCTTGCACGTTCGTTCCGATGGCCAGCCCCAAATTCGTCCGAGCCGTGGCCGCGCTCGCCAGATCACTCAGGTTATTCGCCGCCAGCAGATCACCGCCGCCTGCGATCGTTGCCCAGATCGGGTTTGCCCCTGCACCCTGCGTCTTCAAAAATTGACCATTTGTCCCAGCCGCCAGTTTGACGATGTTTGTCCCGTTGAAATACAGCACGTCGCCCTGTGCATACGTGATCCCAGCCAGGTCAGCCAGCCGCGCATGATACGCCTGCACATTCGTGCCCACGGTCAAACTCAACAGCGTCTTCATCGCCGCATAATCCGCCGCAGTGACAAGGCTTGCGCCGTTCGCGCTCATACCCAAATTCGTCCGAGCTGTGGCTGCACTCGCCAGATCACTCAGGTTATTGGCCGCCATCAACACGCCGCTCGTACTGCTCAGCGTCAGCGTCGTGAAATCGTTGATCGTCGAAGGGATGATCAGCTTCACTTCACCCGCCGCGATCGTGGTGATCGTCGTGCCGCCGCTCTGCTTCACCGTCAGCGCATACGTCCCGCTCAAATTGCGGACAATATACGCATGGTTATCATCGCCTTTCGCAGGGCAGGTCACATCCCGCGCCGCCGTCGGAGTGATATCCACAAAAAGCGGATCTGTGTCTGCCAGCGTCACATTCGCCGTGGCTGAAACCGTCCGCACCGTGGAAGAAAACGGACCATATTTCAAAAGCTGATCCGCCTGGATCGACTTGGTTTGTGTCGCCGCCGATCCTGCGCTCACATCTTTTATCGGCGCAAGAATATCGCCGCGCGCCAGGGCTGTCAGTCTCGTATAAGTGTCGAAAATCGCCATCGGTTTATCCTTTTACACTGTATTGGAAAGAAAAAGAGTTTCGCGCATCAGGTTGCCGTTATTCCATATCTGCAATTCGAACCCAACCACCAGCACGTCGGCATCCACTCCGCTCACATCATCAGCCACGTGGATCAGCGTTCCAGGCTTGCAATCGATCATTCTGTTGTAATTGGTGGCATTTACGGTCGGCGTGAATTTCAACTGCTTGATCTCGACCATGTCTGCGCCGCCGTGCCAGCTCATCAACTGATCGCCGATCAGCACAGCATCGGCGTATGAGTTTCGATATACGGCATCCCAGTTGATCGTCACGCCTTCGCTCTCTGCAATTGTTGAATCTTCCGTTGTGTAGTTGTATTCGATCCTGTTGACCAAGGCGCGGCCAGAAATGTACATCCAAAGATATCCCGTCACTACAGCCGAACTCACGCAAGTCGCCTTGAATTTGTTCACGCCAACTTTTGAAATTGTCATAACCAAACCGCTAAGATTATCTGTATACAATCCGCTAGTCGAAGAAAATTGCGAAGTCACCGTCGTGATTTCAACGCATGGAACATTCCCGCCAGCGTCAAAATAACCGTCAACGTCTGTATAATCGCCGATGATTTCAATGGTTTGGCCAGCCCCTAGCTGATATTGAAGGCTGTCCGCGCCGCCATTCAATAAAATGGGACCATACAAACTATATTTACTCGTTTTCACATTGATTCTTTTTGCCCTGCGATACGACTGCGAAACAACCGACAGATCTTCAAAATCATTGTCGAACGTGCTGACAACCGACAAGCCAGCTGAAAGCGTGTCATAACTGATATATTTCAAAACTTCGCCGCTTTCCGAGTTTCCAACCACGTACAGCCTGCCGAGCCCGTTCTGCATCAACCGCTGAAATACGGTCATGATCTTCGTCTTTGCATCTTCCAGGTCGGTCAACGGATATTCGTATTCATAAGACCCCACTTCAAGATCGGTCGCGCTGGGCGCGTCATTGATCGAAGCGACAATCGTTTGAATGATTTCATCATCCGACATGCCTTGAACATCTTCAAGCGAGATCCACGGCATGTCTGTCCTGCTCGCGATCTCGATCCAGTCAGAGATGACGACATCGACGGTCTTTGTGTTCAACCCGCCCGTGGTCGGTTCCAGCGAAACGATGCGCCCCTGCGAAATATATTCAACAGCGCCATCCTTTTCCAAACCGATCCGCACATCCGTGCCCAGTCCCCAACCCGAACGCACGTTTGCATGCCCTGGCGAATAATAGCCAACCAGCCCGCCAGAATTCTCAGCGTCATTCCTTACCGAAAACCGAATCGAACCGCTCTCCGCCACTCGATCTGTCGGCCCGCTGTTCTTTTGCCCCTGAAAGATCACGATCGGCATGTCACCCAGCACGTCATCCACAAGGCTGGCCCATTCACCCGCGTCATAAATTGCATTGCCATACATATCAAGGATCGTGCCGCTTACCATGTCAAGCAGCGCGCCAGAGTTCAGATGATATTCAACGATCAAGGCATCAGGCGCAGTCATTACGCATTTCCCTTCGAGACCGCAGTTCTCACAGCCATCGCGATCTCATTCGGAAGATTTCGAATCAGTTGACGGATCTCAGCCGCAAGCATCGCATCACCGCCGCCCGCGCCTGCTCCTGCGCCACTGACAGCCCCAGTGCCCACACTGCGCGGCTGAATGCCATCTGCCGCACCCGCCAGCGCAGGCTGCAACACCGTCGGCTGGATCACCGCTTCCCAGCCCGCGATCACACCGAGACCCAAATTTTCACCGATGACTGACTTCATCAGCTCGCTCGGCGAATTGATCCCGAAGAACCCTTGCAGCGCCGCCAGAATGGCCTCGCCCGCATACATCGCCGTGTCGATCACCGTCTGGATCATCGCAAGAATTCCATTTTGAATGCCCAGCATGATATTCGCGCCAACGTCAAACCAATTGATATTGCTCATCGCGTCTGGAATGTTCGAAAGCGCACCCACGATCACATTCACGATCCCATCCCAGTCCATGTTCAAAATACCGCTCAGCACCGCCTCAATGTTTTTGAAAGCCACCACCACAGTGGTCTCCAATGCCGCAAACGTGTTATCCACGATCTCGCGCATCTTTTGACCGAAGGTGTACCAGTCGCCTTCCATCGCCGCCATGAATGCGCCATACAAAGCGAACAGATTGCTGATCGCAAGCCCGATCACCGTATTGATCCCATCCCATGTATTTTTGAAGATCTCCGAAACCGTGCCCAGCCGCCCGCTCGTAAAGTCTTGAATAAATTGCCAGGTCGATTCCCAAATACTGCGCAAGCCTTCCAGCCCCGCCATGAAATTCACCGAAATGAAATTCCACACAGCCTGAAGAATGGGCTGCAATTTTTCCCACACGGCCATTGTCTTCTCTTGAATACCGCCCCAGTTATTTGTCCATGCCTCATACAACAGCCACACCACGCCAGCCACAAGCAAAAGCACAGCGATCACAGGCAGCATCGGCACGATCGCAGCCCAGGCCGCCGCCGCAGTCGTCACACCCCATGCCACAGCCGCCACACCCAACGCCGTGAAAATGCCGATCATCAGACCTTCGTTTTCCTGTAGGAAATTCACGAACGCGAAAATGCCATCGATCACCGCTGGGATCTTCTCAGCGATCCAGCCGATCGCCACAGCCGCCGCATTTGCGAACTGTGTGATCGCCGCCTGCACATCAGGCCGCCCGAAGACCTCCACGATCGAATTCATCGCATCACCAAACGCCGCGCGGATCGTGTCGCCCATCGGCGCCAGCGCCAGCGTCATGCTGTTTTTGAATTTTTCCCATATCTCAGGCCAGTCGGCAGTGGCCGCTGCCGTTTCAAGGATCGCGCCTTCCGCATTCTGCATCGACTCCACCATCGCGTCGATGTCAAACTTGCCCGCGCTGATCGTGTCGAACATATCGCCAGCCGCCTTCGCGCCGAATACCTCGGTGGCAATCGCCAGCCCTTCGGTCGCGCTCGCCGCGCCCAGAATGGCTTCGATGGTATCTTCGAGACCTGCGCGCATGTCCACGCCTTGCGAAATGAATTTGCCTTGTGCGATGCGCATACCGCTCATCACGATCTCAACATTCACGCCCTGCGCTTCCCACGCCGCCAGCAATGCCGCGCTTTCCTCAAATGAGAAGTTGAAATTGCGCATCGGCGCGCCATACTGCACCACACGCTCCATCAGTTGATCGAGCGGCACGCCCGTATTTTGGGCCGCCACAAACAACTGATCCAGCGAACCAGAAGCCTCACCCACAGGGATCGACCAGTCGCCGATCACCCGCGTGAAATTCTCAGCATTCGCCGTCAGATCACCGCCGAGGATGCGCGTCACTTCCAGCATCGGCGTGGCAATATTCTGCAGCGCCTCGCCTGAAACATCCAAACGCGAAGCCAGGATCGTGATCGCCTCCGCCGCTGTGTTGGCATCGGTCGGCACGCTTGCAAACACCGCTTTGAAATCGTCCTGCAATATCGCGAGCTGATCGCCCGTCGCCCCCGTTCCCACTGCGATCTTATCGAAAGCCTCATCCACCTGTTCAGCCGCGTCAAACGCCGCGCCGCCGATCGCCACCACCGCCGTCGCCGCAGCGGTCAACCCGCCCAGCACCACAGCGCCGCCCACGTTCGACAACTTCGTGCCGAAATCGTCAGCAGCCACCTGCGACCCAGCCAACCCTTCAAGATAAGCCGAGTTATCCAGCGCCAGCAATGCCAGCAGATTCGAAAGTGCAGTCGCCATTTATGTCCTTTTCACCGAAACCGATTTCAAACTCTCAAACCATTCCTGCGGATCGAAATCTTTTTTCTCTTCGACCTGCTTCCACAACCTGAACTTCTTCGGGTCCTGTGGCTTGTCTTTTGTGCTGCTCATGATCGCATCCAGCTGCGCGAAATGTACATCGATCAATTCACCGCCGAACGGCTCCATGCCTGCATACGCCATCCACTCGGCGATCTGCCGTGAGCTCATCGCCGCCAGCAGCCCGTCCACGTCCCACACACCCAGCGCAAGCGCTAATCGGTGCGCGAATCTTCGGGTCGGGCTTCCACGGAGTTTTTTTCCAGCTCCTCCATGTCTTTCTTGCCGAATCCGCTCAGCCGCTGTGCAATCTCAGCCAGCCGCGAGATCACCGCCGCATTCTTTTGCGCCAGCTTTTCGATGTCTGCATCGGCAAACAATCGCGCGCCGTTCTCATCACAAATCGCCATGGCTGCAAAGCGCAAAGTAAAAAGACGTGCAAAACTGTCGTCCTTGCCCTTGCCCTCTTTGAAGCGTGCAGCGGCAGCCTCGATCTGGCCGCGCTCCGCCGCAGTGATCGAACGCACATACACAGACCCGCCCCACTCGGGCACATCCACCAGCTCCTTCACCACATCCGAAGCCGCAAGGATCATGTTTTTATCAAGCATTTGGTTCATGGTTTTCTGTCCTTCTCAGTTTTTTGGGTTTCCCCCAAATGTCCAAAGACATTTGGGGGATATTATGCAAATTAGCTGATCGTCGGTGCGCCCGTCGGGGTGATCATCACCTCGGCCTTATAAGCGCCTTCAGGATCAGGGATGCGCGCCACTTCTTCGATGAACGCACTGAAAGCGACGGTCTCATCGGTTCCAGGCGAGATCACCGACATATTCACAGGCGCATCGCTGTCAAACGCGGTCAACACTGCGGCATGGGTCGCCTCGTCTGAATCCCAGCCGAGGGTCACTTTGAAACTTTCCAGCGACCGTTTGCCAGAAGCCACGCGCACGGCATAACCGCCTGTTGCATTCTGCGGCGTCGCCTCTGCGATAAACTTCTTTTGTTTCGGGATCTCACCTTCGAGCAAATAAGTGATCGCCGTCAACGTGCTCGCGATATCGATCTTCACGATCACACCAAATCCACCAACTGTTCCAGCCATAGGAGTCTCCTTTTTTTTATCTCTTGTATTGCAGGACCACATCAAAACGCTGAACGGGCAGCTTGTGGATTTCAGCCCAGTCATCGTTCAGTTCAACTTCGCATTTGTAAACCGTCACCGTGCCCATCGTTCCCGCGTATCCATCCAGCGCATTGCGCGCCGTGGTGGCGATGGCCTTGATCTTTTCATAATCGCTGTCGTCTGCGTCTTCCTTGGCCATGAAATCGCATTGCACACGCGCCACCGCAAAACCAGACCGCCCGCCGCTGTGCAGCAGTTCTTCCCTGTCGGAGATCACCGTGTAGCACCAGGCAGGAAAATCCGCACCCACGGGCACGCTCACAGGGTAGCCGTTGCCCGCCGCAGTCACGTTCGTTTCGATGTAAGCCTTCAAGCCTTCTTCGATCGTCGCCATCGCTATCCTTTGGCAGCCTTTTCGATTTCACGGGCCAGCACATCGCCCATCGCGATCACCGCCGCGTTCTTGTTATCGTCAACCGCTGGGCGCATGAACGGCCTGATCTGCACGCCGCCTGTCGCATTCGCCCAGCCGCGGATCACCTTGCCGCCGTCTCTGCCTTCAAACGCGATCGCGCCAGCCTTCTTCGGTCGAATGTCATGCTTGCTGGCGCCAAACTCGCGAAATCTGAAATACCAGTTTTTTTTGCTCGGGCCGATGGCGCAAAATTTGCCGTTCGCCTTCACGATCGCGCTCATTTGCGGGTCCACCCGCTTGCGCAAGGCCCGCCCGCCGATGATGCGGATCTCAATCGGACCAGGTGCCCGAGACTCAGCCGCCGCGTGGATGATCTCACCGCCCGCCATCAAAGCGCTTTCGATGATCTCCTTGCGCACAGCCCGCTCCAACTCTTTCAGCGCCGCCTTATGCTTGGCATAAGACGCAGGCTCGAGCCGCAGCCGACCCGTGATCGATCCGCTCATTCTCGGCCTGCCTGGCATCTATTCACCCGCATCCGCAAAAATGGATTTCTTGCCGCTCTTCGGCGCTGGCGCAGCAGGTGCGGAAATCTCAGCCGCTTCAATTCTCACCAGCTCGTCGGCCTGCTCGTCGTCAACTTCCACAACAGCGCCAGCCGCATACACCGAACCGTTCACGACCGCATCTTTCAAAAGTTTCAGGTTCTTCATGTTTCAATCACCTTTCTACAGGTCAGCAAAATTTCACGCTTCATGCCGTCAAAATCCATCACAGATAAAATGTTGTAAACATCCGCGCCATGTGTCACGGTCATTTCACTGGTCACATCGCTGCGATACCGTGTGCGCCACTTCGTGATCACCGAAGCCGTCTCGCGCCCGTTCTCATCGTTTTCGTCGCCGCTCCAGTCCTGCTTCTCAGCCCAAACCGTCGCCACCGTCGCGCCTGTGCCTTTTCTGCGCCCAAACGAATCCCGCGTGCCATCGCCAGCCGCAGCCTTGATCACAATTCGATGGCGGTATTTGCCCGCATTGATCGTCTTCGTCGTCATGCCGTCACATCATCCGCAGGGCTTTTCAAAATGACCACATAATGCTTTTCACTCAGGTCATCCGTTGAAGTTTGCAAGATCTGGCCCTCTTCGCTGATCTCGCTCTCAAACTTGTCGGTTTGCGTGCCGCTTGCGCCATACACGCCGACCAGTTTCACCACATCGTCGCCTTCGCGCGCGCCTTCCAGCACGATCAACCCGCCGCCGTTCACGCCTTCAAACTCATACTTCCGATATTTCAACGCCTCGGATTCGAGCTGCATCAGCGTGTTCTTCAAGCCAAACGCCAGCGCATTCCCGTCGCCCATCTGTGCAGGGTTGTCATACCATTGCACGATCAGCATCCGCGCCGCGTTTTTTGCAAGCGCATTGATCGTCCCGTCCTGCGTCCAATCTCTGCCCGTCGCCCTGTTCACGAACGCATCCACCAACGGCAAAAGCGCCAACAGGTCGGCGTCACTTGCATCCACTCGGATCGCGCTCGCGGCTTCCGCCGCCGTCAAAATATTTGCCATCGTTTACTTCTCCGCAGGTCGCGCTTATGGGCAGACGGGGAGGACGCCCGCCCATAAGCACTGGAAAAACAGAGCGGAAGGATCGCCCTGATATCCTTACTTTTTCCTGATCGGCTTTTCAGCCGTAACAGGCACGCGCTCGGCTTCTGGTTTCGCTTCGCCCTTGGGTGCATCTTCCACCACCACAGGCTTCCAGCCCAGCCGAATGTGATCAGCCAAATTCGGAGGCGCGATCTCGATCACTTCTCCATCTTTTTCAACCTTGATAAACTCGCTCATAACAAACTCCTGAACCCTGCCGCATCACTGCGGCAGGGTGGGTTTCAGTTTCAACTTATCCCAACAGGGTCGCGATGAAGTCGCTCTTCACGGCCTTCACGCCCCAGGCGATGCCTACTTCGTAAACAACCTGACGGCGCTGGCGGTAGAGTGCAACCTGGAAAGACAGCCCGCTGTAAGGATCGGTGATTTCCACAACCTCGTCGGCAGCGTCGCCGCCATCTGGCATGGAAGGCAGACGGGTGATCAGGTGCAAGGCATTGCGGTCAAAAGCCCAGTTGCCTGTGTAGCTGTCGCCCACAGTGATGGTCTTGCCGTCGGTTTGGGCCTGCTTCAAGCCAGGTCCGCCGATGACCATTGTTCCAGCCGCAGCGATGCCTGTATTGACCACGTACTTGTTCGCAGTGTCGTCTTCGAAGGTCACGACATCGCCATACAACACGGTGCCTGAACCAGTCTTCGCGGTCACAGAAGTGGCGCCAGCGGCGTGCGAACCGTTGAAGACATAAGAAGTGCCTGTGCCCTTGGTGTGGCTGACGATCTGGCCAGATTCGTGCAGGGTCAAGCCTTCCACTTTGCCGAAGTTGCCATCGCGCAGCATGCTGCCGCCGTCGCCTGCTTCGTTTACTTTGAACAAGCTCGACTGCAAACCGCGCAGTTTGGCGCCTGCTGTGGTATTCAATACCAGGTGCAAATCGGAAGTCGGCGCGCCGTTATCGATCAGGATCTTGCGGGTATAGGAGAAATCTGAGAAGTTGCCAGCGGTCGCGAAGGGAGTGGTGCCAGCGGTGCCATAGGCGCGCGAAGCGTTGCGCTTGGCTGCCAGAAAAAGATCGTTCTCGATCTCATTGGTCAGCGCCCGCATCGCCTGCGCAAAC